TGGATTCAAGATGTCCAGGTAATCCGCTATCTCCCGTGTCTCGAAGTAGGGTGATGTGTTTGAGTACTTGGCCATTAGATGAATCCTACCTCGTTGCCCTTGCCGTTCAACTCACCGTTGACGAATTTCTTCATTGAGAAGTTCTTGACAGACTCCCTGCTGTAGATCGGAGTCACTAGTACTGAAATGTTTGACAGCGTGGGTGCCCATGTCTGTGATTCACCCGGCTCTGGCAATCCCAAACGCTCCCTTGTCCTGGGGCTCTGGATGTCTGAAGGATTCTGTTCTGTTGATATGTAGTCGATGCCCGGTCTCAGTTCCACGTTGAAGGTGTTTATCACGACAGGTACCCTGTTGAACATGTGATCACCGTAACCATGCAGGTGCATGATCGGAGGTGGATTGCCTTTGAGGCCATCTATGCCTGCCTCCTGGCCAAAGAACATCTTGGTGGCAGTCCTCAGGAAGTTCACTGTGGCCACCCAATGTTTAGCGTCTTCTGAATTCTGCACGGGGAATTCTCCAATTATGTTCATGGAGTCCACCTGTGAGTTAGCGTATGCCTGATGTGGGTAATTGCTGTGCACCTGGTCCATGGCGTTGTAGTTTGCACTGTGTTGTATGACAACCGCTGGTGTCAATGGCCAGAATATGCCTTGTGATGCCGCCAATGGTTGCATGATGGGGTTGTTTTCAAAATCAAAGAACTTGGTCAAAGGTCCTTCTGGCACGGCCAATCGCACACGCCAGTCTTTCTTGTCGCCTCGTCTTGACCATTTGGCCCTGGCCTGCACTATCCTCGAGTCCGTGGAAATACCAGCACCCGTAAGCCTGCCCAGGGTACGGTTGAATATGCCCCCTCCCACGTTCTTGAGTATTTTCCCTATTTCTCCGAATGCCATATTATGGTTGCTTTCCTGTGTAAAATTTCGTATACTTTAACTATATTTATAGGCATCATTCTAGGCACACTTAATTCGCCATACGGCACGAATCAACACAATATAAAGAGAAGCAATTTATGAAGAGAGTCAAGTACCTAAACAACCGAGATCTGCTACTACAGATACATGCCAGCAAGAACACCTACTGTTCATACGTTGCACCCGAGGACGCACAGTACGACCTCATAGTGCCCACCCTCAGCAAGATCAACATACGCACGGTGTCTGAGGCCAAGAAGAACAAGGCCAAGAGGCTGACACAGGAGGCGTGGGAGGCGGCCAAGGCATCGGGGCTCAAGAAGATAAAACTAGTCGACTACACGATCAGTCCAAGAAAAATAGAGAAGACGGACCTGATATTCAGGGTCATGATGTTCGATCATGTGCCAATGGATGACCAGAGGAAGAGGAATCCCAAGACCGTGGCGGACCACCACAGCAAGGTCAACTTCCCACCGTTCCAGCACTACAAGTTCGACGTCAAAGGCAAACTGGTGTGCGTGGGCAAATCACACTGGATCGGAGGAATGGACAACGGACACTTCTCAGTGGACCATGGAAAGATGACCAACCAACTGGCCATGATGTACATGAAGTTGTGTGAGAGATATGGCACCAGGGCAAACTGGAGGGGTTACACATACAATGACGAGATGCAATCGCAGGCCTTGATGCAACTTTCACAGATAGGCTTACAGTTCGATGAATCAAAATCAGACAATCCATTCGCATACTACACGGCGGCGATAACAAACTCATTCACGAGGATACTGAACATCGAAAAGAAAAACCAAGCGATCAGGGACGACCTGTTGGAGTTCAATGGCATGATGCCCAGTTTCACCAGACAGAACGAGAACGAGACCGCGGGACCATCGTACGTGAAAAGAATGAAGACCGCACACGGAGACGTGCATGAGGTCAACAAGACCACATTGAAGAAACTGAACAAGACCCTGAAGAAGAAAGGCAAACTGGACTCTGAAGACTTCGATGATGTGAAATTCAAGAACAAGATAGACATGACCGATCACAAACCAATCGTGAAGAAGAAATGGTAACCAATGGCATTCTTTAAAAAGGTAGCCTGCTTCACGGACATACACTTCGGCCTCAAGGGCAACAGTCGTGTACACAACGATGATTGTGAGGCGTTTGTGAAATGGTTCATAGCACAGGCCAAAGCAGAAGGGTGTGAGACCTGCATATTCCTAGGCGACTGGCACCACCACAGATCAGCCACAAACGTTTCCACGATGAACTACACAGTCTCCAACATGGAGAGACTGGGTGCGGCGTTCGAGAAAGTGTACGTGATCATGGGGAACCATGACCTGTACTACAGAGACAAGAGGGAAATCAACTCAATGGAATACATCAGGAACATTCCAAACATACACATAGTCAACGAGTGGTTGGTGGAAGATGATGTTGCCATACTCCCATGGATCGTGGAAGACGAATGGAAGAAGATTGAAAAAATGAAACAGAAGTACGTGTTCGGACACTTCGAACTGCCATACTTCAAGATGAACGCAATGGTGGAGATGCCGGACGTGGGCGGAATACAGACGGACCACTTCGCGGGTTGCGGTAAGGTGTTCTCAGGACATTTCCACAAGAGACAGTACATGAAGAACGTCACGTACATGGGCAACGCCTTCCCACACAACTACGCAGATGCTTGGGATGACGATCGTGGCATGATGATACTGGAATACGGTGGAGAGCCCAAGTTCGTGAACTGGCCAGACATGCCAAGATACATCACTATCAAGGTTTCTGAGTTACTGGAGGACCCTGACAAGTACCTGAAACCAAAAATGTACGTGAGGGTCACACTGGACATAAAGATCAGTTACGAGGAAGCGAACTTCGTTAGGGAAACATTCATAGACAAATACCAGTTGAGAGAACTGCAACTTATACCAGAACAGGTGGACAACGCACAGCAACCACTGGTGGAAGTGCAGAAGTTTGACAGCGTGGACCAGATCGTGATCAAACAGTTGCAGGGCGTAGATTCAGAAGTCTATGACAAGAATGTACTAACAGCAATTTACAATGATCTAGATGTCACGAATTAGTAAAAAGAAATTGATAAAAGTATTGAAGGGCGATCTCGAGCAACCTGTAACAAAACAATCACTGTTGGATCAACTTGCAAAACCCGTAACACAGGAAGAGTGGTTGAAAGGATATAACGAATGGAAGAAGAAACAACTTGCTAACGATTAAAGAATTAACAGTAAAGAACTTCATGAGCGTGGGCAACCAGGCACAGGCAATAGATTTCTCAAATAAAAGTCTAGTGCTTGTTATTGGTGAGAACATGGACCTAGGCGGCGATGACGCAGGTGCCAGGAACGGTACAGGCAAGACCACCATCATAAACGCACTGAGTTATGTGTTCTTTGGTGAGGCACTGACCAACATCAGAAGAGACAATCTCGTGAACAAGACCAACGAGAAGGGCATGTTGGTGGCCGTGAAATTCATCAAGAACGGAATAACCTACACAATCGAGAGAGGACGTAAACCACAGATATTTAGATTCTACGCCAATGACATAGAACAGAAGACAGAGAGCAACGAAGCACAGGGCGAGAACAGGGAAACACAGGTGGAGATAAACAAACTGATGGGCATGACCCATTCCATGTTCAAGAACATAATAGCACTGAACACTTACACACAACCGTTCCTGTCTACGAAACAAGCAGAACAAAGAGAAATAATCGAGCAGTTACTTGGTATAACACTACTTTCACAAAAAGCAGACCTGTTGAGAGAAAAGCAGAAAGCAACCAAACAGATGCTGACAGAGGAAAAATTAAAGATCGACGCCAGGGTAGCATCGAATGAAAAGATACAGGAGTCCATAGAAAGCCTGCGGATAAGATCAAACGCATGGAGCAAACAAAAGGAAGACGACATAAAAAGTTTCAAAGAAGCAATAGCGGAACTGGAAAAGGTGGACAGCGAGATAGAGATCGCGAAACACAAGAAATTACAGAAGCACAACGAGATGCAGACTGCCCTAAGGAGCCTGGAAAAAGAAAAAGCATATCACGAGGATTCCTTGACCAAGGCGGAAAGCACCGTTTCCAAGACCAATGCGGATCTAGAATACGCTGAACAACAGAAATGTCCAACCTGCGAACAGGAACTGCACGACGACAAGCACACACATCTCGTGGACAAACTTAAAGTTCAATTGACGGAATCAACAGACTACGTGACGAAATTAAAAACTGATCTTGCAGAAATACAACAGGGCATCGATGATGTGGGAGATCTCGGACAGATACCGGACACGTACTATGACACAATAGACGAAGCATACAACCACAAAGGATCACTACAGGATCTTAAGAGACAGTTGGAACAGACAGAGAAGAAAGAGGACACCTACGCAGAACAGATAGCGGAAATGCAGAAGTCCGCAATACAGGAAGTGGACTACGAGAAGGCCAACGAGTTGGAAGACCTACACAGGCACCAGGAGTTCCTGTACAAACTGCTGACGGCAAAGGATTCGTTCATAAGGACCAGGATCATAGAACAGAACCTGACGTACCTGAACCAGAGGCTGGCGTACTTCCTGGGCAAAGTGAAACTGCCACACACAGTGACTTTCCAATCGGACCTAACTGTGCGTATCGAGGAACTGGGCAGGGAACTGGATTTTGATAATCTAAGCAGAGGAGAGAGAAACAGATTGATCCTGAGTCTGAGCTGGGCATTCAGAGATGTGTGGGAGAGCCTTTATCAACAGATCAACTTGCTGTTCATAGACGAGCTGGTAGACGCAGGCATGGACATATCCGGGGTTGAGAGTTCCATGGCAGTGCTCAAAGACATGAGCAGGACGCAGAAGAAGAACATATTCCTGATCTCACACAAGGACGAATTGGTAAGCAGGGTGAATAGTGTATTGAAAGTTGTAAAAGAGAATGGCTTCACCAACTATGCAAATGATGTTGATATTATTGTTTAATATCTCCTAGTAGTTTTCCAATAGAATACAGTTTATCATCTTTATCTTTGACCACGTAAAAGAACATAGTTGGTTCAAGGACTAACTTATCACATATTTGTTGATTTATTTTTCCATATTTTTCCCATCCGTAGTCCCTTGGTAGGTTATCCATCATGAAAGATCCGCATGCTGTTGTTAGTTCGTTGTATTTTTTCTGGGCACTTATCAGAGAACATGAATCCATTGTACGCTGTCTGGACCATCTCAATCCTATTCTGTTCCAGGTTAAATTGAGCTTGGACATGCTCATAGCAAAAGATTTTATGTTAGGATGATCAAAATTGAAGTTAAATCCTTTCGCGGCTGTCGCCCAAGCACAATCAATGTGTATGTCTATGGCTTTCTGTTCACACTCCTTTAGGACTGCTTGCCATTCTGGTCTGTCGCCGTAGAAGTAGTTTGGCAGAGATACCACAAGGGGTTTTCCAGGTTCAAAGTGTCCGGGCTCTGTGTATTTTTTCCCCATCAATGTGTAGTAGGCGTATTCTTTTCCAAGTATCTGAATGTTCCATTTGTGTTTACTGACTAGGCTCTCTATGAAGTGTGTGCAACCCATTATCACATCAATACAGGGAAACTTACCCCAACCTTGTAGATCATTAATTTTTGTGGATCTAAACCAATCACTTGCCTTGTTAACAAATTCATTGTGACCAATGCTTTCTTGCGGATCATGATACCATAATTTTTTCAGTGTAGACAAGTGTTCGTCCTGCACAGGTGTCAACACTGTGTCTAGGTCTTCTATGGTTAAATTATCCATATCTAACATACAAACTCCTACGTGGATTGTTTTCGGCAACTGTTCCTTCCGTGCCATGCAGGCTGACAGAATTGTTCAATAATGCATAACCTGAATCGAATCTATAAGGAAATGTCTTAATCACATTATTGTCCCCGTCGAACAATGATGTTCCTACATTTGTTTCTGTGCCTAGATAAATCTGCAAGGAAAGTTTTATCCTCTGATCATCGGTGTGTGGAGGTAAAGTATAACCTGCACTGTCCGACCAGATGTCTACGCTTTCAAATTTCAATGGCGTGTTGAATTTAATTTCTAGTGCTTTTGTAATTTTGCTGTTGCTAAAGAAAATTTTAAGTTTTTTCATCAATGTCTCTGAATAATCAATCCGTTGTCTTGGGAAACCAACTTGCCTTTCTAAGTTTTCAAATTTCAAATTTTCCAAACTATTAAGCTCTTCTAGATCTTTACCAAAAAAATTTTCGTAATACTGGTAATATATTCCTTCATTTACCAATAGTGGTGATTTTTCTATTGACGAAACCACATCTTGTGTGCTTAAATGTAACATATGTTAATTAATTATATCGTACGACAATAGAAGGAGAAAAAACATATGTCAAATGAAACACATGACGCTATCATGACAGAGATACAAACCTACTCAGAAGAGAATGGTAAGTTTGTTGATAAGGGTGTAAAAGCCTCTGCGACTAGAGCCAGAAAGGCCTTAGCAAACTTATCTAAACTGATCAAAGCAAGAAGAAAAGAAATTCAAGAAGTTAAGAACGCGGCCAAGTCGGCGGCGTAATAATAATTGAATTGCAATTCAATAACCCTCGGCTTTAACTAGTTGGGGGTTTTATTTGAAGTAGTCTTCCATCTCGCCTTCTCTGTAAAGGTCCTGTGTAAAACAATGCACACCGTTGTCCCAAAACTCTTTATTACGAAATTTGCAAATTACAGGATTGATTTTATTTTTTTCCAAGAAGTTGAATAAAGTTTTATTTGGTTCTGTCATAATACAGTTTTCCTCATTTACTGAAAGTATGTTTACATCGTAGTTGCTTTCTTCAGAATTGCCACTCCATGCGTGATCAACAGATTTTTGCTTTTTATTATTTTCCAAATAGCAAATATCCCATCCTGGATAAATTTGTTCCAAGTTGGATAAATCCTTTGTTGCAACTATTACTCCAGGTTTCAATATGCTGTATACTCCATCCATGTGCCATCCATGTCTTGTGACAGTTGTTCTATAACCGTTATCCTCGAGCCATTCTAGTATGGTGTTCTCTGCTTGTAGTTTAACGTCTTGGCTAATATCCCAGTGTATGTGGTTTCCACAACGTATCATATTGCCGCTGGATATATCGCTGTCTAAAAACCATTTTATGTTTTTCTTTTCTATTTTGCCTAGTATATCTTTGTAACCATTAATAAGTTTTCCAACAATTAGATTGTTTCCAATCGCAACAAAATAATCCCTAGGCGACACTGGAGGACGTTTCTTGGCATCTTTTGTTTCCGGTCTGTAACAGGACACACCAAACGACTCCAGTGTCGCAACAAGATTATCCAGATCCTCCGCTGTGGTATGCATTATGTCCTTAAGATCATCTGTCACACTTTCCGGATCATGTACGCTACCAACTATGCAGTGTTTGAGTGGTTGGAATGTCGTATATCCTTTTACAGGTATCATTTGTCGAGAATACCTTTGCCATGCACCCTAACACGTATGTGGCCATTATAGTAATCATTGGTCTCAAGCACCTTGCGTGAGAACTGCTCACGTGCCTCAACGTAAGATAGTTCCGCCTTGGACTTGCACCAAAAAAGTATCTCCCTGGTGAACTTGTCCTTGCCCAGTTTGTTGACATCTATCGTTAGATCATCACTTGATCCATAGTAGTCCTGCCAGTCGGAATCTACTTTGTACCTACGCTTGTTCTTCCTACCTTTCAGTGGCGGCCTAGATCTTTTGAATCTCGCCAGTTTCTTGCCTATGTACTTCCTACCGCTGGTCGTGTTTGTGATCAAATAAACGAATCCAACTATGTCCTCTGGTATGGTGGTAATTTCTTTTCCTTGGTACGTCCAATGCATCGTGGTATTTAAAGCCAAAAAGATTGACCTAGAAATAAAACTCACATAAACAAGTGCGATAGGCAAACTACAATTTCTTTAAAAATTTCCAACAGGCAAACATAGCATCGCAACCAGTGAGCAAGGAAATGCGGCCGACGAGGCGACAGGTGAATCCTTAGATGCACACAGCAAAAAATGATGGGGCTCTTAGAAAAAGACAATCCCCAGGTCCGCCAAGAACTATTATACAAGGGTTTGACGGGCTCGCGTTGTAATGAATGAGCAAATGGGTACAGCACAACCGCCCAACTCCGGTAGCGATGTATAGTGACTGCGAACTCACCACAGGGTTCAAGTCGGTTCGGCTAGAAATAGCCGAATTGTGACTGCTCATCTACCACAGGGCACGCAACTTGCGTACACCGTTATTTTCCACTTTGCGTAAGCGTAAATTGAGAAAACGAAACGAGCGTAAGCGAAGTTTCAGATGGCGTAAGCCATCTCTGACAACACCTTAAATATCACACAATGGAACTGATCTTCGACCACACTCTGGGCAAACAGGAACAACAGGACCTGGTGATATGTAAGCCCATGGCCATGGTTGACCCGGACGAGGAGGGCGAGGCCATCGAAAGAGGTTGGCTGGCGCTGGACCATCCCGTGATGGGGCGTGAGGTGTTCTACCAATCACGTAGCACACGCATAAACCTGGACCTGTACAGGCCACGATACAAGCGACACGAGTACAAGGGTGAAGAAGTGGGCTACAAGATAATAGACGCATCAGAGATGGTCAAACTGTTGAGCCTGCCACACATATACGCACAGTACATGCAGAGGAAAAAATTTGGCGCGGACTACGATCCGTTCGGACATTACCATGCCCGTGACCAGTTCATGGTTTTCTACCTGGGCACCGCGGACAACGTGGTGGGATTCACCAAGCAGAAGAGGTACAGGTACGACGACGACCACTACTCGGCGATCAGCACCTACGACGCCAATGACCTGGCGGGACTGGAGAGCGTGATACACGCCAACACCATACCCATATCGGACATAACGCTGGACCTCGAGATAGAGTGGGCCTCGGACAACTACGTGAGGTACTTCTACATGGGATCGGGCTACGAGCAGAGCTCGGAGTACAAGGCCAACTACAAGGGGTTCGAATGGTGGACGGGTGCGGAATGGAGCACCAACAAAAAGCAGTACCGTAGGTTGTGTAAGCGTGACTCTAGGATCGAGTCTTTGCGGGATCTCGGAAACCTTTCACTGATTCCAGATAAGTCCTAGACCAGTTTCGGTAGTAGGGACCTTTCTCCAGCATCTTGGAATAACGATTCAACTTGCTCAACTTCTGTGCCAGGAACAACGTGTAATGGCCATTGTTCAGTTTGACCTGTTTGACCGACTCCTTGATTCTGGGATGGTCTTCGAGGATCACCACATCACGTGGCATGAACGCCTGATTCAACTTGTGGGCGATGTCAACGGTCTCCCGGGCCGTGTATTGCTCCGGTTCAGCTATGATAACCAACACGTCTTTTTTGTCGAAGTCGAAGTCCCATATGTGTGTGAATATGGTGCCGAACTCGCCGATGCCATCCAGTTCCAGGAACTCCACCTTGCCGTCCACGATGGCCTTCTGTGCGAATGGGCACGGCGGTAGGTCACCGAATATGGGATTGGGCTTGGTGACGAAATCCCTAATCCAGGTCTGGATCGTCTGTGTGGGTGTCTGATTTTTCGGTTGAGTCGTCATGTATGTCCTTGATCTTCTGCAGTGCCTCTTCTAAAAGTCGGTCCTTGGTCTCCAACTTGGCCTCCAGGTCCGCTATCTGTTTGTTCTGTTCGCCTATCTTGTGTCCCACTGACTTGACGTCGGCGGTGGCGTGTTCCAGTTTGATCAGCACCTGCTTCATCCGACTCTCTTTGGCCTTGACCTTATCCAAGGCATCATCACGGTCTTTTGTGATTTCTACTATTTCGGATTTGAGTTCTTTGACTAGGTCTCGTTCGGACATATACAAGTGTTAATTATCTGCATTTTGTTATACCATTATAGTATACTATATCCTAGAAGAAAGGTTGACCTGTTTTCTTGGCTGTTTCCATGTTCTCTTTTACCAGTTGCGATGCTATCGAGCGTTCGTCTGGCGACAGGTTCAGCGCCTCATTCCAACTCATGCCCCCACGCATGAACCAACATATCTTCATTATTTCCAGCTTGAGGTTCTTTGCTTGGCTGTCGAAGTCCTTGAGGTGTGCGACTATTTCAGAGTCCCCCATTGTCAGTAGGGTTACGCGAAAAAATTTGAGTTGTCAAATGTCACCGGCACTTCATACGAAGCTGGTGCACCCTTCTTGATCTGATCTTCCGTGGATTGTAGTTTGATGGGCTTTATCTGGGCCTGTGATCTTATCTTGGCCAGCTCGTCCTGTATCTCGTTTATGACCCTGGCATCACAGTTGTCGCAGAACTGTTTGATCTGTGCCTTGTCGACTACTGTTGTTCCCTCCGGTGTGGTGATCTCTGTTATGGAATCTACCAACATCGAGAAGTTGATGTTGTTCAGCAACTTGAAACTTCTCACGAACTGTGTGGATTTCTCCTGTTCGCTCAAAGCACTGTTGGTTACCGTGGTGTAAATTTTCTGTTGTTCGAACTGTGCAGTCTGTACCTGTGACAAAGACCGGTAGTCCAAGGGTGCTAGTTTTACCCTGAATCCTGTTTTGGTTGTTGCCTCGTCCACTATGTTTATCTTGGCCAGGTCCTCGAGCAGGGCCGGTAGGTTAACCGTGTGTGTCATGTCCTCGTTGATCACCGGCACCTTGTAGTTCACGTCCATGGTCTCACCGTACGTGGCTATCCTGATGGCTAACAACACTGCGTCCGTGTCGAAGTTCACCATCTTCCAGGCGTCCTTGAAGTTGGGCACACAGCTCTGTATCACGTCGACCGTGGACTGTCCACTCATCATGGAGTCTGGTGTCTTGAATGACAGCTCATCCTTGGCGGTCATTGGCAGTACGGGTATCTCGCCCGTCTCTGTTGGTGTGAACACGTCCGCTGGATAGTACTTGCCCTTGCTGGGAAGGGTGATGTATATCTGAGGCTGTCTGTAATACTTGCCTAATGGGTTGGTATTTTCTGTCATTTTTCTATTCACTAAATATACACTAATAATGCATATAGGTCAATATTTATGTGCGTATAAAATACCAGGAATTAAAACCGTATGGCGGACGAACTAGACAGAATACTGAACGACTTGAGCGATGAGCTCAAAGGGCTGACACGTGTTCTAGAAAGCACATTCAAGATATTCGACAAGGGCAACAAGTCAGAGGCCGACCAGCAGAAAGACATGGCCAGGATCAGGCGTGTGGTTGTGGAGGGACTAAAAAAAGAGGGCAAGATCAACGAGGAGGTCTACAAGTCCGAAATCAAAAAAATCGAGGCCCAAGAAAAGAACACAGGTGCCATAAAAATGGCAACCAAGAAAGTTACCGATTTTGGTGATCAACTTGGCTTTGCCACGAAGTTCAAATGGATGGAACTGGGCAAAGGAATACTAGACACCGGCAAGAACTTCATGTTGGCAGACCGTAAGGTTGATGGGTTCGGTGACGCACTGAAAGGGTTCGACGGACTGAGCCTGCTGGGCATGAAATTGAGCGACCTAGGTGCCACAGCAGACTTCAACGTGGGCATATTCAAACAACTGTCGCAGACAGGAGCAGGTTTCGGCAAGTCAGTCATACAGTTGAGGAACGCGGCACTGGCGGCCAACATGCCGATACTGGATTTCGTTGACCTCATATCAACCAACTCGACCACACTGGCGAGATTGTTCGGTAGCGTCATGGACGGCATGCCGGCCATGCAGGGATTCACAACAGCGTTGAGGGAGAGGACAAGGAATGAACTAGCAGAGTTCGGACTGAACCTGGATGAGACAAGTGAATTCCTTGTCACCCAATTAGAGATACAAAGGGCTAGGGGTAACTCAGAACGTGTGGCACAGATGGACCTTGTGTCAAGGACCGTGGAGTACGCCAAGAACCTGACCAAATTGAGCAAACTAACAGGAGTTCAAGTCACAGAGTTAGATAAGACCAATCGTCAACTGGCCGTTGAAGGCACGTTTCAGGCCTCGTTGATGCAGTTGAATAAGAAAGGCAGAGATGCCACGACCGCGGCAACGACGGTGATGGAGAACATGTCACCGGAATTGGCCTTGGTCATGAAGGACATCACACAGTTTGGTGTAGCGACGTTACCTGTGTCACAAGCGTTCCAGGCGGCTAATCCGCAGATAATAGATTTCATAAAACGATTAAATGAAGGTTCGATGAGCAGTGCGGACTTTGTCAGCAATGTCAAGGGAGCGTCCAACGTGATAGGCACTGATTTTGCCAAGGCCTTCGCCGATGCCGGCAGATTCGGATTAGATGGTGCTGAACAATACCTAAATGCCATGGCTAAACTGGCAGGTAGTGGAGACAACACGGCGGGCAAACAAATGAAGGTGCAGGGCGACAACACAGCTCAATTGGTTGGTTTCAATGAAACATTGAAGACACTCAAAACACAGGCTGAGTCCATAAGCACAGACGTGTTTGGCAAGATACTTGGATCAGAGAACTTGGGCAAGATGATGGAGACCATATCCGACTCTGTTGCGGGTCTCACAGGATCATCCGTTTCAGAGAAGTTGGGCAACGCCCTGGGCAATGGTTTCATGTTCGTGAAGGAGAAAGCGGGAGCAGTGAAAGAATTCTTCACCAAGGGAGAAGACGGCAAGGGCATATTGGAGAACTTGATAGACAATGATCCCAACACACCGGGCATACAAGTGTTCGGCAAAGCAAAAAAAATGACAGCAGATGTTGATTCAGGCAGAGGCAGTGGTTACAGGACAGGTTATACCGGAGACAAGAGTTTTTACAACGGTTCGGATGGATTCCAGAACTTTGGATCTGGCACTCCTGCCATGCTACACGGCGTGGAGGCGGTGGTCCCTAAGAACGACATAGGACAACTGGCTAATCTACTGGCAGAGGTCGGGGCAACCACCACGAACACAAACACCACGGCAGGTGACACGATCACCAACAACAGCACTAACCTTGACATGACGACCCTGAACGCCAACACCACGGAACTGATAGATTTGAACAAAAAGGTGGCTCAACACTTAAATACGCTTGTAATGATAGGTAACCTGACAGAAAAGAATACCAAAGCAACAAATAATAGTCTTGCAAACATGGGCGGAAGTCTAGTATAATATAGTATGGCTTGGAAAAAATATTTTAAAGACGCAAACATGTCTCCGATATCAGGAGAGAAGGTGCCCAACTTCGCCAAGAGGAACTACAGTTCTTACTTGCCGGACGTGTACACAGGACACCCCAACAGGATACAGAGATACTTCCAGTATGACCAGATGGATTCAGACTCTGAGATCAACGCGGCACTGGACATACTTGCAGAATTCTCAACACAGCAGAACACCGAGAACGAGACACCGTTCGACATAGTGTTCAATGACGAGACAACAGAACACGAAGTGAAACTTCTCAAGAAGGCACTACAACAATGGACCAAGGCCAACCAATTCAAGAAGAGGATATTCAGGATATTCAGGAACGCACTGAAGTACGGAGACTGTTTCTTCGTGAGGGATCCTGAGACACAGAAATGGTTGTACATAGACAACGCCAAAGTTGACAGGATCGTTGTGAATGAATCAGAGGGCAAGAAACCCGAGCAGTACGTGATCAGAGACATCAACCCCAACCTACAGAGATTGAGTGCGACACAGATCACACCCAACCAAACATACGGCGGTGGTGGAACCACAGGTGGCGGCACTGGTGCATATGGACAGAGCTATGCCAACGCAGGTGCGACCAACAACATGAGTGGCTTCGCAGGTGGCAACGCAGGTGGAAGATTCTACAAGACCATGAATGCCTACAACATAAACGCGGAACACGTGATACACATGAGCATGTCAGACGGTTTAGACAACCTATTCCCATTTGGACAGTCGGTGTTGGAACAAGTTTTCAAAGTTTACAAACAGAAAGAATTATTGGAAGACGCGATCATAATCTACAGGGTACAGAGAGCACCTGAGAGAAGAGTGTTCTACATAGACGTGGGTAACATGCCCACACACTTGGCCATGCAGTTCGTTGAAAGGGTCAAGAACGAGATAAACCAGAGAAGGATTCCAAGTGCATCAGGTGGAGCGAACTTCATAGATGCGACATACAACCCGATGAGTATAAACGAAGATTACTTCTTCCCACAGACGGCAGAGGGTAGAGGTTCTAAGGTAGACACACTGCCGGGTGGTACTAACCTGGGCGAGATAGATGACCTGAGATTCTTCACAAACAAACTGTTCAGGGGTCTGAGGATTCCAAGTTCATACCTACCAACAGGTGCGGAAGATGGCGGACAACAGTACAATGACGGCAGGGTCGGTACAGCATACATCCAGGAACTGAGATTCAACAAGTATTGTGCAAGACTACAAAGCATGTTGGCGGAAACTTTTGATTCGGAATTCAAACTTTACATCAAGAGCAAGGGCTACAACCTGGACAACAGCATGTTCTCACTGAAACTGAATCCACCACAGAACTTTGCACAGTACAGACAGACAGAGATGGACCAGAGCAGGGTCAACACATTCACAGCAGTGGCGGAACTGCCTTACATGAGTAAGAGATTCGCACTGAAGAGATATCTGGGACTGAGTGAAGAGGAGATGGCAAGGAACGCGGAACTTTGGGCGGAAGAAAACAACGTGCCACAGAAGAAACAGACCAAGTCGAATGAGCTGAGGGGCGGAGGCGTTACGCAGTCAGGCATTTCCAGTGACCTAGACCAGTTCGAGGAACCAACAGCAGAACCAGACTCACCGGAACCGGGCGGAGCACAGCCGGGACAGCCGGGACAGACACCAGGTGGTCAGACACCAGGCGGCACGGGCGGACAGACATAAGGTTAAATACTCGTATGAAATTGAATGAATTCTTCACATATGGCGCAGACGGCTTCGAACAGGACAAGACCTATGAGCCAGAGCATGACATTTCAATACTGGACGCCGAAGACACCAGGAAAACAAGACTCACACTAAAACAGATCAACTCTATGAGGCTGGCATCAGAGGCACACGATGCTCAACAGAAGGAAGAAGCGGTTTTCGTCCAAAAGATGTACGGACAGACTGCACAAGACGATAACTTAGAGTTATAATGTCAACCACAGCATTCGTACTAGGCAACGGTCAGTCACGTAAGGGCATCGATATAGATGATCTCAAAGGCAAAGGCACGGTGTTCGCCTGCAACGCAGTGTACAGGACACACAGGCCCGACTTCCTGATAGCGGTGGATCCCAAGATGATCCTGGAGATAGCAGAGTCCGACTACATGGTACATAATAAAGTGTACTCCAATTTCAACGCACAGTACAACAAGCACCAGAAGATCATGGATCACTGCAACTGGTTCAAGCCCAGCCTGGGATGGAGCAGTGGACCCACGGCACTCAAATTGGCCTGTGACCGAGGATTCAAGGAGATCTACGTGCTGGGATTTGACTACCAGGGCCTGGCAGTTGACCAAAAGAAGAACAGATTCCAACTTAACAACATATTCGGTGACACACGCAACTACAAGAAGAATCACGAGGAGGCCACGTTCTACGGCAACTGGATGAATCAGACCAAGCGTTGCCTGAAGGACCATCCAGATGTCAAATTCTACCGTGTGATACCCGATGGGTGGTTCAAGCCCACGGACTTAGACCGGGCAGATAATCTAGAACACCCCACAACAGAACAATTCCTATCAAAATTCGACCTACAGATCAAGATCTAGCCAAAATACGCCTTTTCACACCAATTACAGCACCGTTTCTACTGCTTTACAGTAAATACAAACACTTATAAGTACAAATCGACCTAATTAAAAGGAGCACGTGTAAAATGTCAAATAATAAATTTGAGAGTTTATTAGAGTTACTGATAAACGAAGAAAACGATAAAGCGGAGGCTTTATTCCATGAAATCGTTGTAGAAAAATCAAGAGATATCTACGAAAATTTAGCAGACGAAGAAGTTACTGCTGAATCAAAAGACGAAGAAGTTAAAGAAACTGAAGCATCAGAAGAAGAGAAAGTAGAAGAGACTACTGAGGAAACCAAAGATGAAGAAGTAAAAGAAACTTCAGAAGAGTCTAAAGACGAACAAGTAGACGAAGTTGTTGAAATCGAAGACGAAGCAACTGAATCAGAAACTACTGAAGAAGAGTCAATCGAAGAAGTTGGTG